AAGCTGTTGAGTCGTTTTAAGTGTAATTCGGGGCAGAATTGGTAAAGAGAGTCGTGTAAAATATCGAGTTCGCACATTTTGTTGTCTGATTATTGATTTTTGGCGAAACCATTTGATCATATGACAAGATGTGTATCTACCTTAACTTAATGATTTTGATAAAAATCATTAGGGGATTCATCAGCACTCGGCTGGAAATCGCCGGTGGCATTTGAGAAAAAAGCCGCTTAAAATGAGAGATAGACCGGAACACAACCGGTGCAAGACCATGGAAAGCATGTTCTCGGACTTACGTAGCAACTCGTTTCTTTTCGCAGGTTGAGCCACCTCCGCGCTTCATCAGAAAACTGAAGGAACCTCCATTGAATCGAACTAATATTTTTTTTGGTGAATCGCATTCTGACTGGTTGCCTGTCAGAGGCGGAGAATCTGGTGATTTTGTTTTTCGACGTGGTGACGGGCATGCCTTCGCGAAAATCGCACCTGCTTCCCGCCGCGGTGAGCTCGCTGGAGAGCGTGACCGCCTCATTTGGCTCAAAGGTCGAGGTGTGGCTTGCCCCGAGGTGATCAACTGGCAGGAGGAACAGGAGGGTGCATGCTTGGTGATAACGGCAATTCCGGGAGTACCGGCGGCTGATCTGTCTGGAGCGGATTTGCTCAAAGCGTGGCCGTCAATGGGGCAGCAACTTGGCGCTGTTCACAGCCTATCGGTTGATCAATGTCCGTTTGAGCGCAGGCTGTCGCGAATGTTCGGACGCGCCGTTGATGTGGTGTCCCGCAATGCCGTCAATCCCGACTTCTTACCGGACGAGGACAAGAGTACGCCGCAGCTCGATCTTTTGGCTCGTGTCGAACGAGAGCTACCGGTGCGGCTCGACCAAGAGCGCACCGATATGGTTGTTTGCCATGGTGATCCCTGCATGCCGAACTTCATGGTGGACCCTAAAACTCTTCAATGCACGGGTCTGATCGACCTTGGGCGGCTCGGAACAGCAGATCGCTATGCCGATTTGGCACTCATGATTGCTAACGCCGAAGAGAACTGGGCAGCGCCAGATGAAGCAGAGCGCGCCTTCGCTGTCCTATTCAATGTATTGGGGATCGAAGCCCCCGACCGCGAACGCCTTGCCTTCTATCTGCGATTGGACCCTCTGACTTGGGGTTGATGTTCATGCCGCCTGTTTTTCCTGCTCATTGGCACGTTTCGCAACCTGTTCTCATTGCGGACACCTTTTCCAGCCTCGTTTGGAAAGTTTCATTGCCAGACGGGACTCCTGCAATCGTCAAGGGATTGAAACCTATAGAAGACATTGCTGATGAACTGCGCGGGGCCGACTATCTGGTATGGCGCAATGGGAGGGGAGCAGTCCGGTTGCTCGGTCGTGAGAACAATCTGATGTTGCTCGAATATGCCGGGGAGCGAATGCTCTCTCACATCGTTGCCGAGCACGGCGACTACCAGGCGACCGAAATTGCAGCGGAACTAATGGCGAAGCTGTATGCCGCATCTGAGGAACCCCTGCCTTCTGCCCTTCTCCCGATCCGGGATCGCTTTGCAGCTTTGTTTCAGCGGGCGCGCGATGATCAAAACGCAGGTTGTCAAACTGACTACGTCCACGCGGCGATTATAGCCGATCAAATGATGAGCAATGCCTCGGAACTGCGTGGGCTACATGGCGATCTGCATCATGAAAACATCATGTTCTCCAGTCGCGGCTGGCTGGTGATAGATCCCGTCGGTCTGGTCGGTGAAGTGGGCTTTGGCGCCGCCAATATGTTCTACGATCCGGCTGACAGAGACGACCTTTGTCTCGATCCTAGACGCATTGCACAGATGGCGGACGCATTCTCTCGTGCGCTGGACGTCGATCCGCGTCGCCTGCTCGACCAGGCGTACGCTTATGGGTGCCTTTCCGCAGCTTGGAACGCGGATGGAGAAGAGGAGCAACGCGATCTAGCTATCGCGGCCGCGATCAAGCAGGTGCGACAGACGTCATACTAGATATCAAGCGACTTCTCCTATCCCCTGGGAACACATCAATCTTACCGGAGAATATCGTTGGCCAAAGCCTTAGCGTAGGATTTCGCCCTCTCCCGCAAACGACCCCTTTCTGGCGTTCCAGCTCCTTATAAATCTGCATTGCCTCAATTAGGACCGGCCTGCCGTTCATGAAGGGATCGCGCAACCTTACACGCTGGCCAACTCGACCAGTAATAAAGCTGTTTTCCTCTTCCACCAGCACGATAAAACCTTTTTCCTCTTTCTCACGCAATTCGCGCAGCAACTGGAGTTCCATATCGCGGCGGCGTTCAGGGTAGCTGGTCCGCTCAGCCATTATCAGCTCGTTGTTGATCCATGCAGCAGTCATTGACGCCGGTTTGCCGACGCTCATCGAAACAACGCATATTTTCTTATCCATAGCGCCCCTACAAAAAAGAAAAGCCACCAGCGGCGGCTTAGCAATACAACAAAAGGTAGCGCCCGGTACTCAGACTGTGCCGTCCATGGAATATTTGAAAAGGGATCCATCCGTACCGGGCATGTGATGATTCTGACTGAAGTCACTTGTCAGTTGTCAATTATTTCAGATTAAAAATAATATATTTATTAGTGCATAATGTTTGCCATCTCATAGGCGTCAGCCAGCAACTCCATCTCTGACTTGTTCAGCAAGGTGAATTCTTTCTTGCCTCCAACCACACCATCGGCATGAACAGGGACCAGCCAGGGATATTTTTCTCTTACTTCAGCCGGTGCTGCATGCTGGTGGTGCCATCTACAAAGGGGCAATTGCTTTTTGTGACAACCCGGCGCGGTACGACCGGAGATATGGTGCAAAGATACCTCTTCAGATATTACTCCATGCATGTAGCAGGCAATGCAGGGGAGAGCGCCAAGAGCACTGGCGATGCTCCGTTCCTCCGCTGTCGGTGTTCGCCCCTTCAAGCCACGAGATTTTATCTTTACCGCACTTTTCCGCGTTTTGCTGGCTGGTGGGCGCTCTTTCTGTTTAGCGATACGGCGGTCGATAGAATCCCGCATTTTCTGATATTGCGATTCTCGCCAGGCGGGGTCAGCCAACTTTTCCCGTTGCCGAGCGATCGCTCGTTCTCTGGCTGCCTTCTGCCACTCGCGGCGCTGTTCAAGTTTTTGTTCGATTGTTTTCATATGGCAAAAAAAAGGCGGCCTAATGGCCGCCAATGATGTCAAGGAGTGAAGTAATGGCAACGTCTTCGTAGTTGACAAAAACTGCGGCTCAATTATAGCAATCAATTAGAGCAATGGTAGATATTTTGTTTATCGCGAATCACATTTTTTCACTTCAGTACCTGTGTGCTATACTCCTTCTTGATTGATTGGATGCGGAATACAAACCCGCTCTTTTGTGCAGCCTGGCTCCTTGCCAGGCTTTTTTATTTCATCATGGAAGCTGTTAACGCTTTGGATCTTGCTGAACTGATTGAAAGGGCATTGTTTACCTTACCCAGGAGTTCGCCAAATTCCGCCATCACTCTAGTAAGCCCGCGCCGCGCTTCCTCCTCCGTTGCATTCATCACAAAATGTTCAGCGCTCCGCATGCTTTTAACGGGGAACGCAACAGATATCGAGTCGATATCAGGCATCCTATCGCTCAATTTTACGGTGACAATGACAGATGGTGACTGAATTTGAGAGCTTACAGACAGCACCACATATTTTCCGTCTATTTTGAAATCCTTCCGCATGCGTCACCATAAATATCAAATAATTAGAGCAATCAAGCGCAAATGAACGGCTAATCGCCATCTTCCAGCAGGCGTACCATTGCCCCCGTTTCACTATCCAGGTTACGGATATAGTTCATGACAATATTTACGTTGGTCCAGCCACCAGCTTGCATGATCTCCGGTATTGAAACTCCGGCGCGGGCCATATCTCGCGCGGCTCCGACACGGGCACTGTGTCCAGACCAGGCCAGGTATCTCTGACCAGAGTCATCCTTAGCGCCGTAAATCAATCGATGAGTTGCTTCAAAAATCCCTTCCAGGGCGCGAGTTGATAGCTGGCTGGTGGCAGATGGCGCGGCAACACCATTTTTTCTGACACGGCAAAACAAGTAGTTATTCGGATCATCAGCCACACCAGAGACAGAAATCCATCGCTCGACCAGTTTAGTTACCCCCAGGCTAAGTGCCTTCTCTACACCTGCGGTGCTAACCAGCGTTTTCGTTCTGCCAATATGGATTAACATTCTCCCACCGTCAGTACGTGAGATATCTTTAACCCTGATCCTGGCAATTTCGGCTATACGTAACAGGGTGTTATAAGCAATCCCCAGAAATGCCAGATTACGTATATCCTGGCAGCGATCGCTATTTTCCATGAGTGAACGAACCTGGTCGAAATCAGTGCGTTCGAACGCCAGTGCCTGTTTTGCACGTTCACCGGCATCAACGTTTTCTTTTCGGATCCGTCGCATGACCAGTGAAACAGCATTACTGTCACTTGGTCGTGGCAGCCCGGACCGACGATGAAGCATGTTTAGCTGGCCCAAATGTTGCTGGATAGTTTTTACTGCCAGACCGCGCGCCTGAAGATATAGAAGATAATCGCGAACATCTTCAGGTTCTGCGGGAAACCATTTCCGGTTATTCAACTTGCACCATGCCGCCCACGACCGGCAAACGGACAGAAGCATTTTCCAGGTATGCTCAGAAAACGCCTGGCGATCCCTGAACATGTCCATCAGATTCTTGCGAACCTCATCACTCGTTGCATCGACCGGTAATGCAGGCAAATTTTGGTGTACGGTCAGTAAATTGGACATTTAACACTCAGATAATGGTTTTAAGTAAAGTGTACAGGATCGGCTCTGCCTTTACCTGTTTATGGTTCTCGTCATAGGAACGCCAGCGACCGCGCGTGCGTTCTATTTTCTCTTCACCGCGAGATAATGACAGTTGGTAACTATCACGCTCAAACCCTTTTGCCCGCCAGTAACCACGGTTTTTCTCAAGCTCAAGATGAGTGGACACTTTAGCAGCTGAATATCCCATTTTTCACCTCTGATTGATTGGTGGTGCTAAGTGCGCTACGCGAAATCTGTAGGACTAACACCGCCAACATTTCGCAGATTTTACGTAGCGCAACCTTGATCAAATGATCAAGTGATCACTATTTGACCTGATAAGGTATTGAACTGTATGGATTTACAGGTAAATTGATCATGTTCAATAACCCCTAAGATAACTTCGTATAATGTATGCTATACGAAGTTATTAGGTCCGAAGAGGAGTTTACGTCCAGCTGTGCATAAAAATCAAGAATTATTAGAGCAATAAATTTTGAGAGAAAAATCCCACTCCACCAGCCAAAAACTGGATTGTTTTTCATTGTTGTTTGACAATTGCTCTAATAAATTATAGTTTTGCCGCCGTTTCGTAATACGACTTTGGATTCACTATTTAATGTGTCTTCAGCGTTGTAGAGCGGCTCAGAAGGAAATGAGCAAACAGGGAAACCTTATACAACGGCATTACAGCTATGCATTGCTCATCTTACACACAGCGCAATGTTGTTAGATTACCCCAGCATGGATCATGGGTGAAACAGTAGGTCAGAGCTTCAGGCTCTGTGTTGTCAATACAGTGAGGCATAATTATGGCTTTCATTCCACCAACCATCGACGACGTTAGACATTGCTCTAACGCTTTATCTGTAGACCCCGCCGAAACCGACGCTGCCCGCGCCATTGCTGAACACTACTCAAAGATATCCAATCAGGAGTACCGCATCACCCAAGACGACCTGGATGATCTCACTGACACAATCGAATATCTCATGGCCACTAACCAGCCAGACTCACAATAAATGCACTAATAAATCTATTATTTTCGTTGGATCCTTCTATAATGGTGGCCAACAACTCCCAGTGTAATCCGCTGTGAGTTGTTGGCCATGTCAATTCTGGAGGAGGATCAATGATAAATTATGTCTACGGCGAACAACTGTACCAGGAGTTCGTCAGCTTCAGGGATCTCTTTCTAAAAAAAGCTGTTGCACGCGCCCAACACGTTGATGCCGCCAGCGACGGTCGTCCTGTTCGCCCGGTTGTCGTTCTGCCGTTCAAAGAAACGGACAGCATTCAGGCTGAAATTGATAAATGGACTTTAATGGCGCGGGAACTGGAACAGTACCCAGACCTCAATATCCCAAAGACTATTTTATATCCAGTGCCTAACATCCTTCGCGGTGTGCGTAAGGTTACGACTTATCAGACAGAAGCTGTGAACAGCGTCAACATGACCGCTGGCCGCATTATTCATCTGATTGATAAGGACATTCGCATCCAGAAAAGCGCAGGGATCAATGAGCACAGTGCGAAATACATAGAGAACCTGGAAGCAACAAAAGAGCTAATGAAGCAGTACCCGGAGGATGAAAAATTCCGTATGCGCGTACACGGCTTTAGCGAAACAATGCTGCGCGTCCATTACATTTCTAGTAGCCCTAACTACAATGATGGTAAATCAGTTAGTTACCATGTGCCGCTATGTGGTGTGTTTATCTGCGATGAAACTCTCCGTGATGGAATTATCATCAACGGTGAATTCGAGAAAGCAAAATTTAGCCTTTATGACTCTATAGAACCGATCATCTGCGACCGCTGGCCGCAGGCAAAAATATATCGCCTGGCAGATATTGAAAATGTAAAAAAACAAATTGCCATCACTCGCGAAGAGAAAAAGGTCAAATCAGCCGCATCAGTTACGCGCAGCCGTAAAACTAAGAAGGGGCAGCCAGTAAACGACAACCCCGAAAGCGCGCAATAGTTTCCATCCGGCATGGTCAATGAGTTATTCATTAAGCCATGCCAGAGCTTCATCTACCTGCGCTTCGTCTTCGACGCTAAGCACTTCATCCTGGGGAACATAATCCGCCAGCATAGCGAAACAATATGTATCCCAATGGTCTGGTGAGTGCAGGTTGAGTTTTTTCTTCATATCCTCCTTACTCATCACCTTCCATTGACCTGCGGAGTTAATCCCTACAGGGATTTTCGACGCTTCCTCAATAGTTTCATTACCCTTATCCAGTCTCATACGACCTGATTTTACGGCCTCTGCGGCTTGAACGTTGGCATAAGCACGCTTATCAAAGTACAGGCTCTTATCTTCACGGCTATGCATCTTTTTACCCCAGCGTATACGCTGTACGGTAATACCATAATACTCGTACATCAGATCCGCCGTTGCTTTACCCAGCCCATCGCCGTCTATCGCTATGGTGATATTTGGGAATCGCTCAGGATTACATTCTGCGAAAATTTTGGCGGCAAGCTGCGTTTCTGTAACGTCTGTGTATTCCAGCATTCGATAGTTGATTACACGGCGTTTATTTCTCTGGCCGGACACCATCATGATATTGATAACGGACTTATCCCGTCCCGTACCACCAGCAACGTCCACACATGCAAGCCAGCCCCATCCTTTGGCAATCTTGACTTTCCGCCGCGTCGCACGTTCAACCTCATCACGTCCAAGAAGGAAGCCATCCTGTGATTTAGGGAATAGTCCGCGTACCTTAATCATGTACATAGGGTTATCACGCCCGCCGTACTCCGCCAGCTTCATTTTGATAAATGCTGGCGTTACCAGCGGTGATTCCTCACTGTTAAGCGTGATCGCCGTATAAACGCCATCAGGGTTACCAGGACGCTTGGCCAGTTTATGGTGAGTATCGTAGAAATAGCCGCTTGGGCGTGTAGGCTGTGACAGCAATAAGATGCGGTTATCCTGTCCGGTAAGAGCACCGGTGATGATACCGAAAGCTCTATCACTGACACCGGAGGCTTCATCGATAATATACAGAAGATGATCTGCGTGTTCACCGGCGAGAGCTTCTTCACTTCCCAGACGAAAGCCCTTCGGTACTACAGTCCATACACCTTTACCAGTAACCTCATAGAAAGCGGTTTCTGTCAGAACAAAATAATCAGCAAGCCATGGAAAACGGCTGGTGGCAGTAGCCCAGTTTATCTTGATGTACTTGAATATACCGGTCATTACCTGCTGAATTTTGTTCGCAACGATAATGGCTCGGGCACCGGGATACATGATTATGAACAACATGATCATGATAGAAGTCATGTCTGATTTCCCGGTACCGTGACCAGACGAAACAGATGTCTTGCTACCCTGTTCCTGCACAGACTCAATAATCAGATCCTGCTGCCAGGTAGGTGTTTTGCCGAACAAAACATCAGCGGCCGCAATCCAGTCATAACGATATAGCGCCACCAGCTCGCGCCAACGTGGATCCGTTACGCAACTTCTGGCCATTAATCATCATCCCCGTATAGCTTGCGGGTAACTTCTTCGTCTTCCTCCTCGTCTTCGTCCAGGTCTTGTTCCAGCCATGGGTCGTTTGATACACCTTCAGTATCAACATCTCCATAACCGCCTGTATCAACGATATCGGCGATTTCTTCCCTACGCTGCTCAATCCACAATGCGGCATCGGCGCGGCGGTTGGCGGCCCGTTCTCGCGCAACTTTGTCCAGATCTTCAAGAGAAGGGCCACCGACGGCAGTTTGCCTTTCCTCATCATCGGTATTTGTCTTAGGAGCACGCAGATCGGCTTTGATTTGCTCCAGCATCAGGGGCGGCACTTTCCCGCCATGCGCCTCGATGAATTCAGCTGCTTCCAGCACTGACCAGTTATTTTCACGCTTTCGTTCGTATGCCAGCTTAACAATGCCAGCTTGCCCCATAGATAAAGCGTGCTTTTCCGCCTCCCGGCTTTCTTTTCGATAGTTATTCCGGATGCTGTAAATGGTGTTGATCAGGCTGCTTATCTGCGCGGAACAGCTGTTTAGCATGCTCGCGATACGATATTCAGGCGGAGTCCCTTCATCATCGTCTTTTTGCTGATCGCGCATTTCCTGCACCAGACGAATACACGTATCCCTGGCGTTCTCCAGCATAAGGAGATGAGAAAGAGACTTTTCCAGAAGAGTGGTTTCCAGAACATCGGCCCCGGACCGACGCAACATAGCGCGCGCGGCCTTCCGCGCTTCAACGTTATCTATCAGGTAATCGCCAGCTTCGAATTCAAAGCGTTCACCATCATCATCCAGGGTGTCGCGTTCCAGGCGATCACGTAAGGTCCGGTGGGCGCGGGTGATCACGTCATGATCATCAGAACGATCATTTATGCGCTTATTTTGGCGCTTCGCATTCTCGACTGCGGCACTGACAACGGCATTAACCCTTTGTTTTTCCGCTATTTCAGCCGCAATGTGATCACCTGCATGTTGATCATTAGAGTGATCAATGATCATGCTTTTTAGTGGCTTCCTGACTGGCTTATTTGGCTTGCGGCTGTCCGCTGTCCTGGTGTCTTCTTTGAAGGCACGGAGATAACGACGTGCAGTATTAGGGTTAAGATTAAACTCGGCGGCATACTGTGCGATGGTGTAACCACCATCTCGCGCCAGGCGAGCAAAATTCTTCTTGTGATCGTCCCAGGTCACTTATGCTTCCTTTCGTAAAAACTCTTTTTGACGCGAGGGTAACGAAAGTCACATGTCAAAAGGCCCGGAACGGGCAAGCAATCAATCAGATACGTGCGGATGTGGCATTACCGTAATGACGGTGCTGACGGGCCACCTTATTGAAAAGTTGACGCGCCATTACCCAAGGCTGGTGCTCCCGGCGTTCCTTTTCGTCCTGCGTCATATAGAGTTCGTTCTGGAGTTTTTCATCAAACCGGCGCGGAGCGCGGCTACGGCGAAAGAATTCAGGATTCAGAGAGTGGATCTGAAATCTACGTGGGCGTGTACTGTCATCAATCAAAACAGACGAATACTTAGACACAGCGATAGCCTTTAAGCGCAGATAAACATCGCGCTTATCGACATCCAGATGCGGGTATTCCTTTTCAAGAATTGCTGCGAGTTCTTTCGCTGATAGAAGAGATTTAGTGCGGATCATGTAATCCGCAATCTCGTACGATGTTATTCGTGAGTGATTTATTTCCATGAAGTGGCGTCCCTGCCAGTTAAGTAACATCCTGTCACCTACTGATTAGCCCATGTCAACTAATCAACGTGGAATATAATACCCTCGATTAAAGAAATAGCAATACATTAGAGCAATTTTATCTAACACTCGACGAGTGACTTGTGATAGCGCCGACTCCAAGCGCGTAATCAAAGAACAATCGTTGATGCATCGCCAGCCTACCGTGCGTCTTCTCCCAATTATCGCGGTCACGCTCAATATCACGCTGGCATGACTGGCACAGAGGAATTGCGTAAATGTCATGCGCGCATAATCGACTATGACGAACGATATAAGGCGTAATGTGAGCGCCAGCTCCCGCCGCTCCACACCCACAGCATGGACGGGAAGCAACAAAGTCCATGTACTCAGGTAATTTTAGCGATTGCAGTTTTGGTATTTTGAAATGCGCCATGCCAGGGTCGGAGTCAACATCCACAGGGCATACTTTTGCACGCATCGGCGCGGCGCGTTCTTCCATCATCTGAACATATGCTGTAGCGCGATCGTCATACGGGCGAATATCCGCCTCTTTCAGAGGTCCGCTATCCTGCGTTGCGGCTTTCATCTTATTTATTGATATACGGCAAACTTCTTCCGGCATCAGGTGCATCATGTTGCGCATGAAAGCCCACCAGCACAGTTCCTGAATACTTAAATCATGGCCATCTGAAAGCCCCATTTCCTGACGGGCGACATCCAGTATCCAGTTAACGCGATTATTATGCAGCGTTTCTTTCAGCTCATTAAAACCACGCATCCGGTAATGGTTATCGTGATGCCAGCACAACAACACCGCGCTATTGTCTCGTTCTGCGTGGACAATATGGTTGTCACACCAGCTACGATCTGCGGCCTGGCATTGCCCCTCTTTCCTGCGCAACCACGCCACCAGCGCGTCAATTCCACCAATACGGCGAAACAGTTCATCGCTGTTAAAAAACGGCTGCAACGCCTCATTTGTTGCCATAGTTTGCTCGGAAACAACGAGGCCGTCGTCCATGTGCTCGATTAACTCACGCGGCACCGGCTCCATAATAAATTTACGGCCAGCCTCCACCAGCTTTCTGACTTCCTGATCCACTTTGAATGTGGCGACGCCAAGCTCTTTTTGTACAAAGGGAGTAATTACGGCTTTCACATCACACCTTTCATCACTGATTGGGCTTTATCTGCTGCCCGGCATTCTCTGTTTAAGCACAACCATTTCCTGACGGCATAACACAGCAATAGCAGTCCTGGCTCCAATTTGCTTACCAACCAGGTATTGCTTTACCTCGCGGCGACTCACGCCATCAAGAAGCATCTTTAACGCTTCACGGGACAATTTGTTGTATTTGCGTGCCATTAATCTACTCCGCAGAACCATACAATCTACGTAACGTGTCGGCGACAGAAGATACAGATATCTCGCCAGTCGCAGCGCCTACAGTAAGGTCTGCCAGTTCAGGTGAATCAAATACCTGCACCCCGTTACGGCGTAGAAATAGCAGCGCGCTGTTTAGCGCGGTACGCTTATTGGCATCATTGAATATATGCCCTCTCGCTGTAGCCACCAGGTAGGTGGCGGAGACTTCGAAAAGGTCGGTGATCTCTTCGTAGGCAACTCTGGCCTGAACTCTCCCGATAATGGCCTCTGCCCTGCCCGGATCTGACATGCCAGGCAGGCCGCCGTAGCGGCTTATATTCGCATCATGAAGCGCAATAAGTTCTTCCGGTGATATATGCCTCATTATCGGTTAACCAGTTCCTTGTTGGTGGAGTCCAGGGTGTCAAACAGGGATGCAAATTCAGCATCCAGCGCCGCTTTTTTGTAGGCTTCGAAAGTAGCCTTGCTGACAATTACTGCTGGCTCACGGCCTCTGCGGGTGATTTCAACCTCTTCCCCGGCTTCAACATTGTTGAGCACTTCAGAAAGGTTGCCGCGCGCGGTACGGAAGTTAATGGATTGCATAAACACCTCGTGTACTCGTTATGTGTACACAATTATAAACCTCACAGGCATAAAGCACCAGCCCTTTGCAGCTTAAATAACCGGACAATCATCAAACTCCCCACTTCGGGCATCATTGATGACATGAGTGATCACACCAAAAACAGCATTACTGCCCGTGCATCCATCGTCATCTACTGGTAACGCCTCTTTCTTCCCGGTGCTTAAATCCTCCAGGTGCTGGCGCGGATACTTCCTGTATCTCTTTATGCGATATTCACCCTCCATAGCGCACACAAGCAGAGAACCATCAACCGGAGTAAGCGAGGAATCAACCACCAGCAAAGCACCCTGCAATATTCCCTCACGGTGATGGCTATCAGCTGCCCGCATGAAGTAGGTTGCTGATGGATGCCTGATTAGTTGCTGATCAAGAGAAATTCGGCTTTCAACATAATCCGCCGCAGGAGAAGGGAAGCCCATAGCGTTTTCACCTCAATAATACTGTTCATTTATACAGTATACATTAAAGAGACACCTTTGGTGCAAACGCGTTACGTACATCAACCACCGCTGATGATTTTGTGCTCTTTGCTACTATTCATCACCAACGGATCAGCGTAACCTCGTTGCCAATCAGTTAATAAGGAATTAGCTATGCCTGCCCGCATTCCTCTCGATCCTGTATTGCCCAAAAATTTTGACTGCACTCCTAACGAGAAACGCTCTAAAGCTCAGCTGGACGCCTGGTGGGACCATCCATATGGGGTTACACAACCTGACGGGAAAATTGTAGTTTATTGTCTGAATGGTGGGGCGTGGGACCGTCCATCCGTGCTTTGTTTGGCAGATAACTATGATGAAGCCTGTGAACTTGCCGAAAGACAGCAGGCAAGCTGGGTAAAAACACGGTCTGAACCGACATTCATGTTTTCAAAAGAACCGCCATTTATACTGGCGAGGATGCCGCAGCGACCGGATCATCAACAAGAAATTGTTGCTGAATTTTCCTCAAGGGATGAGATAAATCTCTTCTCATTAAAGCAGGAAGAAAGGGATCGCGTCGAAGTGTCTCCAACTCTCGACCACAACCGGATGAACCTGGCCCAGCTCGCCTGGTACAGCAAAGAATTAGAGATGTCTATTGCCCGGCTTGAAAACGAAAAAGCCGCTATCCAAGTCCAGCATGAAGTAGTTCTGAACCGGATTAGAGAAATGCAAAACGATAACAGGGGATTTTGAATGGCTAAAATCGAGTACCATCGCGATCGCGGTAATTACCTGGAAATATACGATCATGAATCTCTTAACAATATCAACGATGCGTTATATGAATACTGTGAAAAAACGAGCATCACAGATGCACCTGATGCATTTGTCGAGCTGCCGGTATATCTCCGCGACATCTATGCAATACGAACACCGCCCGTATCGGTGATTCACATTGGCTATGTCCGCCTGTCCATCGAAGAAGATGAAGATCGTTATATCGTGCGCCACTATACATTGGACAGAAAAGAACTTCCTAATGAATGGAACATGAGTAATTTCTACAACGGTGAATATGGCTTAAAATCCGCTAATAATTTACGGTCATAATCTATACAGGCATGTATAACAACAACGAGCCTATTAGCTGTCAACAACGTTATTTTCTCAAATAAGAAAAAGCAGAAAACAAATTGTTTAAGGTCACAAATTGTGGCCTTGATGGAGGAGGGAGGCTTATTGGCTATGGCTAAAAATCAAATTAGACACTTCATGTTGCTGTAGCTCATCAAGATCCGAGGCCACAAAACCTTTTCCGAAAAACTTCACAAGTAACTCACTAGCCGCATCATTGTCACCTATTACACGAAAGTCATACGGCAACGTCGCAAGTTGACGATGTAATCCTGCTGAGAAAGTCGAATCTAACAGCGCCCAGAATTCCCACCGCAGGATAATACTCGCCTCTTAACACTGTATATATGTTGTTACGATATGTTTTTCTGTCTCTAAAAAAAGATGTTAATAGAATGCTAACCATTGAAGGGGATAAAAATATACAATTCCAACAAACGTTATTTTTAACAATTTTTTTCTTTGCGTTGACTTTCCCGGACACCTTGTCTGACCGAAGGTGCGCGAAAGCCACTTTTTCCTTCCTGAGTTATCCACAAAGTTATGCACTTGCAAGAGGGCCATTTTCTACATATTGTGGTGGCTAACAGATGAAATGAATGTAGATTAATTGAAGATAAGGAGAAAATTTGAGATGCAATCATGACGTTAATAGATAGGGTCTGCATTACAGACCCCACCCGCATCAAGGAATTAGCCGTTCCCTGATGTTTTTCCGAAAACATGTGCCGTAAGCTCACGTTAACGACTTTCATTCACCGAATCCAACTATATAGGGGTTGGGTTTCTACGTCAACGTGAGCAAGTGCACCTTTACATTTGACAAGGAACCACCTGAATGAACGCTTTTTTTCAGTTCCTGAGTGCATTTTTAGATGCGCCTATTATTAGCCAGATTCTGGCTATTATCCTCATCATCGTTTTGATTTTGCTTTTAAGGTCAGTAAAAAATGGAATTATGCACTGGCTTACTTAATGTTTCAGTGAAACATTAAAATCTCCTTGATGTGGAAACAATCATTTTCTGTATGTGCTGGTGGGCACCTGTAGTTCAGCTTTCGTTGGCATTTAACTTCGTCTTTGCTTTCTCCACCAGCAACTTCCAGATGCCTATTTCATTAGCAGCCGCCTTGATGGCGGCATAAAAAGCATCTTGCTGATCGTAACGCTGGATCTGTTTTTTCAGTTTTGCCTCCACCAATTTAATTTCATTACGTGCTTTCTGAAGCCGCATCACCGCCCGGTTACGTCTGTTCTTGTATAGCGTGTTAATCTCTGACAATTGCTTTAATTTACCAGCCTGACTGTGGATTATCGCCTCCCTGGCTTCTGCCGTGCGTCTCATCTGATCTCTTAAGAGTTCACCGTTTTCGATAATTCTTTCAAGGTGTTTGATGTGATCTGCAACTCTCATACTTCACCCTCGCTTGTATCACCAGCGTCCACCAACGACAATAAAGCCCTGGCCATCTTATGAACCAACAGTGCATCAATAATGCCAAGCGTATGCCCCGGCTTAATGTTTAATGCTGCCTCAAGATGACACCTTTCCAGACCGCTTTTCTCGGCTTGTTTATGATGATATGGCGTAATAACGTCGCCCAAAACACGGCTAATTCTTTCTCGTAATTGCTGGGTGCCAGCACACTTGATCGCTGTATCGTGGAGACGGTTAACCAGTTCGCGATAAACATGCGGCTTAATGCGGATACGTTCACCGGTGACGCCCTTTCCTGGCGCTGGCACCGAACTATCCGGAATATCCGGATAGTTGCCAGCCTCGTAAGCTACCCGCAGCCAGTGCATGAATGTTTCAGTGGACACACAACCACAGTCCACATCGATTTTTCCGCGTTGCTGTTCCAGCCACTGCTCAAAATTCAATCTACACGTATTACTTTCATGTTGCTCTTTTTGTCTCAAGGCCAGCACCTGTTGGGCCAGTTCCAGAACGATACCGGGTGACGCTAACCTCTCAAATTCCAATAAATAGTTTGCGTCAGGATGACAAGTAGCCTCGCCTGCAAAAAATACCAATTGCTGTAAGTATGCTGTCGTTAGAGTAGTCATTTCTTTTTGCGCCATTTCTTTTCACATTCCTTAGTCCATTTTTCAATGTTCATTTTGGCAATATCAGTCATTCCATCACCTAAGAAATACTTTTTCCGGTACGTCTTGCACTTAAACCACACTACAACAGCCACCAGCCAGAAAATAAAAGGCCATACGGCAATACCAACTCCAGCCGCGATAAAGCCCAATATCCATAAATGAAGCTCTCCAACTTCTGTTTCCGGCAATATTCTTAAAGAATTAAACAGCAGGCTGAACGAATGGTCGTATGCATTGGCAGTATAAGACATGCAATCCATATAATTAAAGTCATAGCCTGCGGCTGCCGCCCATAATGGGCGGTCAAGAAAATGTTTTAGTGTCATCATATTAATTTAAGGTTCAGACCAGTTATCTTCAATAGCAATGCTTAATCTTTGTAGCCATTCTGCTAATTTCAGCATTGCTTCTCTTTCGCTTAAACCACACGGAAAATCATCAAGCGATATTGTTGGCTTGAAGTTTCCCAAATTATCCATTTCAACGGTCAGATTTTGCTCCAGAACGGTATTTCTTACGCGGCTATTGTGCCGAAGCAAATATACTGAACGTGATTTATTGGTTTTGTGGTCGAACGTATATTCGGTAAGTATCATCTGACTTCCGCCATGATTATTACCGCGCCACATAATTACTCCGTGTTAATTGAAATTTAGCTATTAATCTTCACTTTTATCGCGAACACCTTTACCGGTTTATCACCGAAGTGTGGATGTGTGATTGTTTTTATTTCATATCCGTTATACGGGACGTCAATTCTGCGACTGAAGTCTTCGCGCTTCGGATATCCCTTTGTGATAATCAGGCGGTAATACTTACGGTTAACGAGGCGCTTATTCCAGTAGTCATTACACAGGCGATACTCTTCCGTTTTCTCCCCGCGAATCATGGCATCGAAGTATTCACCTTTAACGGCAAGTTGCAGGTTAGCCATTACCTCACCTCCAGTCTCCATACCGCCTGACCAATCCGGCTGGCATGGGTATCTTTGGATACTGTTCCGTCTTTAGCCAGCTCCATAAGAATTTTGCGCAAATCTGCCGAACGCCATTCTTCATCAGGAAATTCCTTCTCCATTGCCAACCGCAGATTCCAGGTTGCCATCCTGAATGGATATTCCCCGCCGAGAGCTTTATCTTGCAGGGCAGCCCGGGAACGCATCACCTGCAAAACCTTCTCTTTTACATCCATCATTTCGCCTCCTGCGGCGGTTCTGGTAACGGCATCCAGAACAAGGCGTTCCCTAACCACGATAAAGTGCCGTCGCTCAACTCCACGTATTCCCCTTGTACCTGTCCTGCCATATACTCGCCGTGCTTTGAATAAATTAAAATCCAATCATCTTGAGGGGGCATTCGCTCACTACAGCTTATCCAACCATCCGGAGTTACCGGAGAGTTGCCTGCCAGTCTACGCAAAACAGCCTTAACAGCCTCAATACGGTCATCATCGTAACTTTCCGCCGTATCTATGCGGTCGAGCATGATGATTGCGTTATCAATATCAGGATTGCCGGTCCACTCATTACCGCGATTGGATTCGGCAGCCTGGTTGCCGCGTACTGGTTGATTGTCGGCTTTACCCAGTCTGTCGTCGCTGCATGAATGCCCTTCCAGCCAGGCCAATGCTTGTCGCATGAAATACGCAATATGTTTGCCGTGGTAATCGTCTTCATCGATGTGAAAAGCGATACTACGAATGTATTCAATTGCGTTTTCAATGGCCTCTAACGCTATCGGCGCTGGCGGAGTGGTATATAGTTTTCGACATTTGTATATCCAACCAGCATGGTCAGGCGTGTCTGTAAAACGCAAATCGTCTTCGTAGCACTCACGACTACGTTCTTTCCATTCCGTCCACGGAACACCGCTATTCCAGGTGGGGCGAGTGCAGGACTGATACAGAACAGGCTCTGCTTCCAGCGATGCCAGCACGATACGCGCCAGTTCTTCCGCTTCTTCTGCTGGCAGTACAACGTTGCTATCAGGTCCGTATGTTTCGCGCCACTGCTTGATTGTCAGCAGTCGCTCTTTGGTAATAGTGATCATGCCGCGTTTCCTTCTTTCTTATTAACAATTACACCGTCATATATTTCATTAAGGTGCCCTCTCAACTCCATGCGCCTTAATGCAGATAACATGTAATCGCATTCAACCTGCTTATTCCCAATAAAAGGTTTATCTTCAGGGTTACCCCAACAGCAATTACCCTTGGGCCACCCATGTACTTTCCGTACTCTTCCGTTAACAACGTGAAGTAATCCCCAGCCAGGTGGTAAATCCTCAATTGAAATAATTCCCGGCTCACTAATAAAGAATCGCCAGTCGCCCATTCCAAGAGACGGATTTTTACGAAAACGCTTTTTTCTATCTGCCAACAAATCAGCACGAGAACACTTCGCCTCTATCAGGCATGATGCTGAATTTCTGAACCCCATAGCATCTGGCTGTTCTCCGGTACTGGTTACAGCTATAAAGCGGTCATGAAAACAAACCTTGAACCCGTTGCGCTTAAGGAACTTGTACGCAATCTGACAGAGTTCGCGGTGTGTTAACGCCATATCACTCTCCTTTAGTGCGCAAATGGTTTTTCCAGCGGTTTTGCGCCGCGCTGGGCTTTTTGCAAAAACCACAATCCATCATCCCGTAATATTTCATCAACCCCATCCGTCGGTTGCTGAGTCTCACCCACTGCCAGACGCCAGGAGCGTTTCTACGAACTAACAGAATCTTTGCTTTACGGTTTTTCATCTTACTGCGTACCCTTTCTTCCGCCTGTTCTGTGACGCAGTAGGCTTACGCTTCGCGGCAAAAGCCACCTGACCAAATGGATGGAGTACCGCTATCTTATGGTTGCTAATAACCAGCTCCACCACACGCACAGGTCGCTGTAAAAAAAGTCGTTTTGCCTTACGGTTTTTCATCGCTTTGCTCTCCTGCGTCTCTTTGCTGCTCGTCGTGCCGCTGCAATACCGGTATGGCGGCGCTTTGGTGCCGGGATTATGTTGTCAGCCATCAGGACATGTGGCTTTGCAATTAGCGCAGAAGCCCAAAAACGAGTCGGGTACGGTAACAAGCCGATACATGCCACACGCATTACTCACCTCCTTTGATGCGAATGCCAGCGGCGCGGATTGCAGCGATGACTTCAGAAACTTTGTATGCCATTACCGTTTGGTAATCATCGTGAAAATCTGTTCGATGAAGCATGCTGCTACGTTCCGGGAGCAGTATTTCCCGCTCCTCCAGTTCTGCTATGCGCTTACTTCCATCCGCGATTACTCCCTCGTAATATTCACGCTGCTCGTTGAGTTTTGATTTTGCTGCTTCAAGCTCAACGCGCAGCTTCCCTACCGTTAGCGCAATATCCTCGTTCTCCTGGTCGCGGCTTTTGATGTATTGCAGGTTTCTTTCCCGTTCATCCAGCAGTGCCAGCACGGTTTCTGGTCCGGTCAGAAATTTGAAGGCGTTGAGCGCATCAATATCCACACCGTAATCTTTAAGTTCCTGTTCACTTAACAAGTCATCATCAGCTGGCAACATTAACAGGCGTTCCATTGCTGGAATTGCACGTTCCGCCGCCTCACGCAGTGCCTGGTAATTAATTTCGCTCACTGGTTGCCTCCTTTGCGAAGCTGGGCAGCAAAGTCAACTAACCACTCAGTCATTTCAACCTTCCCTACCAGGTCTGAACCAGGGTGCATACAGCAATCACTCTGCGCCGCTTTGAAATCCTTATACTCATATTCTTGGGCCACCAGATTTTTTGCAGCTTCTATAGCAGCATCCACGCCCTGCGCCCGCACTTCAGCCAGGAAAGCATCGGTGGCTGGCATATTTCCTGTTGCCTTCATGGCCTCCAAAATAACCAGAACGCCATCTCGCCCAACCACCTCAGCGATAACCTCGGTGTTGTCGCCAACAACATCGCAGAATGCCTGAACTGCCTTACGAGCCAGCTCATTCTCCACTGCCAGCGCCGTGCGATTACCCTCCAGCTCTGCAATGCGCTGTTTTGCGGCATCCAGTTCAATCGACAATTTTTCCAACTGCTCTTGATGCTTCTTGTATTCCTGATATGCGTGCCAAGACTGACCTTTGCGCACACTATCAGTGATATCAGTAATCTGTTCTGGTGTTAGCGTGGTCAGTGGCTGTGATGGGAAAATAAGCACTTTCCCGGAATCCCAATCAAAACCAGCGTGAATTGACTGAACCTCAACTGAAGGTGTTGAACCAATGCTGCCAGGCGAATGAACAACGATTGTTACATCCATATCGCGACGATGGCTGTGGTTGTTGGACAAAATACGATTCACCAACTCAGAAAATTTGGAAAATTTCATGCTGATTCCCCTTTCTCTGCTCTCTCCTGTCGGAACATCACTATCATCAGGTCGCCTTTTGTCGCTATCCTGGCTGTTGTACCTGGTTCAATGCGGCTAAGCTCAAATGCGTCATAGAACGCTTCTAATGCCTTCTGGCGTAGTTCCTGTTTGCGCCGTTTTTTCCACTGTTTTAGGAAAATGGAACCCAGCCATCGCCATGTGCGGGACATGATGTAAAGCCAACCGAGAAGTGCCAGACCGGTATTTAGGAGCGTATCGATCGTTATTGTCGTGTCGATATTCACTGGCTGCTTCCTTTGCGAATCTGTTCCGCCCATTCTTCAAGGGATTTCTCCGCATATTCACCAGACAGGCCATCAATCGGATGCGCTTCATTAGCCAACTCTTCTTTCGCTGACAAAATCATGCGTGTAACGTCGAAAACTTCACGCAAAGACTTATTGATAAATCCGTGATTGAACGCAGCAGCAAGACGGCTGGCGGTATAGTTAATCCCCTCGTTGCGTGCTTCCGCACGAATTTCAGACAGGAAAGCATCGGTGGCTGGGGTTTCGACATTAGGTCGAAGCTCATAATCACAAACTCTTTCAATCCATGGTGATACTCTGTCGCATTTCCTCTTCTTGCGTTCACCGACCTTGGTTGCCTGCTGAATAATTACCCCCCAGCAAATGCTTTCGACCTCTTCGCTCCATCCATCGCAAGCATCGCCTCTATAGTCGTCAATTGCAGCCTCAGCAGCAGCGATAGCCTCCTCAGCAGTTTTGTGACACTCGAAACTAAATTCAGAGCCATATGAGAAATACATAGCCCCGGCCTTCAGCGCCGCATTCTCCGCTGCCAGCGCCGCGAGATTAGTCTCAAGCTCTGCAATTCGACACATAGCATCAATATTTGTGTCCTCCAGGCGCTTAATTTCACCAAGCAGCTCCAGTGTAACCTTTGGGTTGAACGCGGCAACATAACGAGCGTTGTTCTCTGCATTTTTCTGTCCATCAAAGCCGGTCCATTTGATAACGTCTTCACATCGTTCATCACCGGGCGTGTGCACCGCATAAGTACCAGTATCCGTCGAAATAAATGCGACCCATTCGTCTGGTGTTGCCTTTTCTGCCGCCTCACGCAGTACCTGATAGTCAATTGTCATTCTCGCCATCCTTCACAGTTGTAATCACTACAGCCTTCAAAATCATATGGGCTGTACTGCCAGGTTATTTTTCCGCAATGCGGACAATTCCAACGCACCTTCCCGCTTCGCGACTTCTTTCTTCTGTTTTGCTTTTTCAACCAGTCAGGCATGACCAAACCTGCGCCCTGAACCATTGTTCTGCGGTTAAAGTTATTGATATTGAACGTCCGGCGCTTTGCTGCATCAGCAATGGAAAATGGCAACCAAACTATTCCTGGTTCGTTTTTGTTGGCGACGCTAAAGATGGTCGCTTTACTGAAGTCATCTGTTGGCAATCCACCGTGTTGAAGCCAGTAAACATCGTTGCCGTTCCAGCTACCTTTTTTGTAGGCCACATACGCAGTGCAATCTGACTCAATCAGGCTTTCTGTAGGGATGTACTGGCAATCAACGTGCCACACAGCCATTGCATCCACGCTATCAGCGCAAACAGGCTGATCGATATCTCGTCCACAATTCCAGGCTTTTTGGGCTGCTTCCAGCGTGTAAACATGAGCGCGATCGATATCAGAACTGTAACCATTGCCGTTATGGCAATGGAATGAGGCGTTATTACCCACAGTTTCACGCAAGCACATCATGTAAAAGCGGTTATTCACTGGATGCCTCCCAGCAAATTTGTCTTATATAAGAACTGTTAACGCGCTTTACTTTCCCGTCGAACTCCAGTTTCTTTAGACGACGCAAAACGTATGCCGTTTTGAGTGTGCGATATTTATCCCTAAGCCAGTTGGTCACGACGTAAGTCATACAGCGCCCGTGTTCTTCCAACACCCGAACTATTTCTTCGTCGGTTGGCTTGCTCATTTTGTCGCTCCTTCAGCTTTCTCTACTTTCGCTGCCATGATTTCCAGCTTTTGTGCTGCCGATGCCGCTAACCTGTGAAATTCTTCATCTGTTTCAACTGGAATTGGTACAAACCTGACACCAATTTGAGCAAGGCTATGCGCCATTTCGAGACTTGCTCTTAACTCTGCTGGGGATGCTTTATTCAGGCCGACTTCCTCACAAATAACTGATTGCATACGCTCGCCCTACTGAATACGCTCAAACTCGATTACCCAAACCCAGGGATTAGCACTCCAGCTTTCTTCGCCGTAGATGGATTCCCACAGGCGCTGGAACGCAACCTTGGCCATTGCGAAATCCCCCTTGGGAGTAAGGAATGTTCCCGGGTGATCAGGAAGCAAACTTCCAGCAGGCGGAACGCCCTCATCCCTTGCATCGCATTCGCTGATATCGTTCAACCGCTCAACGCGCACGTTGGTAATTTCCAGAAGAATGCGCGATGCCCAGCGCGGCATGTGAATTGATGGCGTCCACTTTTCTGATACTGGTTTATTACAAACCTCGACCGGAACCCGGTGCGTTTGTTCTGTCCAGGAGTTACGCACGCTTGCGCGATAAACCAGCGTTGCGACGTCCGTCGCTTTGCCATGTACCCGGTAGGTTTCGCGAACCCAAATACGATCGCCCGGTTGACCATATGGACAATGCTTGGCAAGCAACTCTGCGGCCACTGCCCGTCCATAGAATTTTTCTTCAACAATCCTGCGAGTCTGTGTTTTATTCCCGCCAAGAATTGCCCGGACCATCTCATCGTTAAAAATCATGCCGCGCTCTTTCACTTCGCCTTTCATGCATCCCCCTTACCCATGTGCGACGATGCCGCCAAAAGTGATAGAGAACAGCCAGAAATAGATCGCGGCCATAATGATTTTGAATGCCGTGTTCATATTTTCAGCTCCTGTGATTGATTGGATACATGCCGCGCCTTGCGGCATGTTTTTATTTTCACTTTCTCTGTTTTAAAAATCAATATTTATTAGAGCAATTATTGTTGATGGAGAAGCGCGTTTTCATACTCCCTGACCATTAACGTAAGCACGCCGTGCCTCCTGAAAACACGCGCCACTTCAATCTTATCTTCCAGCGCGAACGCGATTTTACTTAGACCAATTTTCTTAAGGAGATCAATCTTTGCTGGGCCGTCATTTCTGTCATCGGTGGCAGGACGCATAGATAGCAAAGGCTCAGCCCCGTTTGTTACGTACTTCCGCAGCCAGGCTCGTGTTTTATCCCTTGCGATCTCACAGCGCCCGGTTACAAACCAGACCGTGTAAACGTTAAATAACTGGCGCACAATATCAATAACTGGAGTTATGGGAGTATCAGTGTCACAGGCGAGATTAAACTCGTTCCAGTCCTTTGTTAATGCACCTTTACCTGGTGGCGGAAGCAAATGCAGTCTGTCTTCAGTTGCCTCTGATATTGTTCCATCAATATCAACTATGACGATATACGGACGTTCCTGGTGTGCGTGTTTATTGAAAATACTCAAATGCCCTCCTCATTGGACGAAAAAAATGCTGGTGGGCGCACTCCACCAGCATTAAAAGTGACACTGTAACTGTCAGCGAACGTAAATAGTGCCGCCGTTCTCTTTTTCCCATGCATCGCTACGTGCATAGCAAACATCGAGAAGTCTTCTTGCCGCTGTTTCCTCTAAACCCAATTCGACAACCAACTGCTCATGACGGCGGGTAACCACATCAAACAGGGTATGCAGCCCTTTAGCTGCCAGATCATCAATAAATTCCGGTTCGAACGGCAGCTCTGCCTCTGCCAACATAACCTCTTGCGCCCACTCAACTCGACGGACCAGTTCCGGGCGGCGGCTTTCCATCTCTTTACAGATCAATTCATGGAAGAACTCTACCCAACCTTCCGGCTGGAACTCGCGGAAAATGGCCAACGGCTGGAAGTTTGGCATCAACCATTCGTTGATCCGGATATCAATGGCATAGCCCATGTCGCAGCAGAACTGATAAGCAAAGTCCAGCTTAGAAACGATATAAGGACGCTCGTTATTGAACTCTTTAGGCGATGAGATCCCATAAGCCAGGAGGCGCGGGAAGAAGGAGATTTGCCCTAACGTCGGATGAAGTTTGCTTGCAGGGAAACGGCGCTCAGTAATGCCATACATTTCCTTCTTGAGCGTCGCAAATTTGGCATTCTCATTAACCAGCGCGGTAACCTCTGCTTTTTTATTAGCAAATGCCACGCGCGCTTCGCTTGCATCTTTAATAGTTTTTTTGAGCTGTTGGTTAAGGTCGGCGACCTGCTTACGCAGTTCCTGTCGCTCGCTTTTAGCTTTGTTATAGCGTTTCTCAAGGTTAAAAGGATCAAGTTTCATGATCTCTTTATATTGAGATTTTAGCGTTGAAATCTGTGAGTTCCGCAGTTCAACCATCGCGGTCATTTCATTGAGTTTTGTTTCCAGCTCAATGCTTATACGTTCGGCATTATCAGCACGCTGGTTGGCGTCATGCGTCGCATCGTCGATCGCGTCCTGTTGCTGGCGTTTCAAATGTTCAATTTGCAGCTGAAGCTCTTCAATTTCTTTACCCTTCAGACCGAGATCCAACTGCATATTTTCAGCTGCATCTACCAGGGAGTTATGGCTATCAGCTTCTGCGTTATAAACATCAATAAGCTGTGCGTGAAGCATCTCCGCTGACTGAACCGCATTATCAAAAAAACGTGCTGTGAGGTCATCACAACTAACGCGGCGTTGCGCGGCCCGGATGTTCTGGATAATGGCCGGGATACCGGCATTCAGGACATCAGGGATAGATACATTTTCGATTGATTGGTTTTGTGCTGAAGTGCTCATTTCAAAGTTCCGTATTAGCTTGTGCTTCGGTCATTTTTCCTAAGTATGAAGGAGGAAGGACTACGCAATTTGTATCCAGTCCCTCACCTATGGCAGCCTGTAAAATTCTGGCTAAGGTGAGTCTCTTGTTGCGATACCTGGTGATGACATGCCTGATACCGCCGGTCGGCGTAACAAAGGCGATCAGCCAGTAGTGATATTTCCGTCGGAATGGCCACATAGTGCACCTTGTAGATTGCTCTAATAAAAAACGTGATGAGTGTACATCACGTTTTAAAAATATGGAATTATTAGAGCAATATTATTCTGATTCTCGCTCAAAAAATGAGCTGATAAGGGGAAGCCAATCCTCTGACACTTCGCGAGGTCGCGGTTTGCCGTGGAAAAAGATTATTCGGCAGTCTTTTGGTAATGCCCCATTCCCCCTGGAGTAACGCGCGCTCGCATATTTTGAACCAGGTTCCACAACATCGGCCTTGTAACTTACAAACCATCCTGGATACAGATCCTGAAATGCTGGTGTATCATCGCCCATAACCTTTCGTAAGAACCCCTGGTCACCCCAGCACTCAGTAGTGACACAACGAGAAATCCAACCTTCCGGATCTTGCCAGAATGAACTCCAGATATGCGCTTTAACACTATTTGGGGCACTGTTGCAAAGTTAGCGATGAGGCAGCCTTTTGTCTTATTCAAAGGCCTTACATTTCAAAAACTCTGCTTACC